CCGTACGACGACGTGTGGGACATGGCCATGATGGGCCTGCGCCTGGGCGACAAGCCGCAAGTGCTGTGGACCACAACGCCCAGGCCCAAGGACATCATCCGCAAGCTCACCGCGCCGAACGCCGGCCGGTTGATTGTGGCCGGCTCAACGTACGACAACAAGACGAACCTGCCCGACAGCTTCTTCGACCAGCTTCAACAGTACGAGGGCACAACGCTCGGCCGGCAGGAGCTGTACGGCGAGTTGATCGATCCTGAAGAGAGCGGCATTGTGAAGCGCAGCCAGTTCCGCTTGTGGCCGCACGACAAGCCGATGCCGCGCTTCGACCTGGTTATCCTGTCGCTCGACACGGCGTTCACCGAACAGACATACGACAAGAAGAAGGGCGACCCTGACCCGACGGCGTGCACAGTCTGGGGCGTGTTCCATCACGAGAAGCGCAACAACATCATGCTGCTCGACTGTTGGGAAGAGCATCTGGGCATGCCCGACCTGATCCGGCGCGTGAGGAAAGAGATGAACATCGCGTACGGCGATGACGACGACAACGCGCTGATCAAGCCGATGTTCGGATCGAGCAAGCCGCTCACGTCCGGGCGCAAGCCTGACATCCTGCTGATCGAAGACAAGGGCAGCGGCATCAGCCTGCGCCAGATGCTAGAGCGCGAGGGCCTCGAGGCCTACGCATACAACCCAGGGCGAGCTGATAAGCTGACGCGTCTGCACATCGTGTCGCCGATCTTCGCACGCAAGATGGTCTGGCTGCCCGAGAGCGCGTCGCACCCCGGCCGGCCGCGCAACTGGATCGACCCGATGCTGCACCAACTGTGCAGCTACACTGGGCCGAACAGCATCAAGCACGACGACTTTGTGGACAGCACGACGCAGGCCTTGCGACTGTGCATGGACAAGCGACTGCTTGATGCTGTACAAGCACGCAAAGACGAAATCACAACGCCGCCGCCTAAGCCGGTGGTAAATCCCTACGCCGTATGAAGGACGAGGCCATGGACGAAGACGAGAACATCCTTACTGGCGAGATAATCGAGCTGCCCGACGACGAGGACGATAGCGTCATCGACACCGAAGACGGCGGCGCGATCGTGCGCATGGACGACGGCGAGGGCGACGCACGCTCCGATGACTTCTACGCCAACCTGGCCGAGACGATGTCCGAGAGCGAGCTGTCCGAGATCGCACGCACCTATCTCGACGTGGTCGGCAAGGACAAGCAGGCGCGCAAGAAGCGCGACGAGCAGTACGAAGAGGGCCTCCGCCGCACCGGCCTGGGCGACGACGCACCAGGCGGTGCGCAGTTCCAGGGCGCGACCAAGGTTGTGCACCCGATGCTGACCGAGGCTTGCGTTGACTTCTCAGCCCGCGCCATCAAAGAACTGTTCCCACCGCAGGGACCGGTCAAGGACTTCATCCCCGGCGAGCCGTCAGGCGACAAGGTCAAGAAGGCTAAGCGCAAGACCGACTTCATGAACTGGCAGCTCACGACGCAGTCGCCTGAGTTCCGCGCAGAGCTCGAGCAGCTCTTGACGCAGGTGCCGCTCGGCGGCGCACAGTACATGAAGGTGACGTGGAACGAACCGCGCAACCGGCCGGACTTCCTGTTTGTCGCGATCGACGACATGTACCTACCGTTCGCCGCGACCAACTTCTATTCGGCGCAGCGCAAGACGCACGTCCAGTATCTGACGCAGCTCGACTATCAGCGCCGCGTCAAGCAGGGCATGTACCGCGACGTCGACCTGGCGCCGGTCAGCATGGAGCCCGAATTCTCGAAGGCCGAGAAGGCCAACATGAAGATCGAGGGCCGCGACGAGAGCAGCTACAACGAGGACGGTCTGCGCACCGTCTATGAGATCTACGTCATCTCCGACATCGAGGGCGACGAGGCGCTGCCTTACATCATCACGGTGGACAAGACGACGTCCAAGGTGCTGAGCATCTACCGCAACTGGGACGAGCTAGACGACGCGCAAGAAGAGCTTCAGTGGTTCGTCGAGTTCCCCTTCGTGCCATGGCGCGGTGCGTACCCGATCGGCCTGCCGCACATGGTCGGCGGTCTATCTGCTGCCGCAACTGGCGCGCTGCGTGCGCTGCTCGACGCGGCGCACATCAGCAACAGCCAGACGATGCTCAAGCTGAAGGGCGGCTCGAAGGGCGGCCAGTCGCTTGAGATCCAACCGACGCAGGTCATGGAGATCGAGGGCGGCATGGCTGCGGACGACATCCGCAAGCTGATCATGCCTCTGCCTTACTCGCCGCCCAACCCAGTGCTGTTCAGCCTGCTTGGCTTCTTGGTCGACGCCGGCAAGGGCGTGATCCGCACGACGATGGAGGACATCGCCGACGGTAACCCGAACGCGCCGGTTGGCACAACGCTGGCTAAGCTCGAGCAGGGCATGGTCGTGTTCAGCGCCATCCATGCGCGCATGCACAACAGCATGGCCAAGTTGCTCGGCATCCTGCACCGCCTCAACGCGATGTACCTCAACGACGAGGACATTGAGGACGAGGTCGGCGAGGAACTGGCAACGCGTCAAGACTTCGAAGGCCCGCTTGATGTGGTGCCCGTGTCCGACCCGAACATCTTCAGCGAAGCTCAGCGCTTTGCTCAGGTGCAGGCGGTGGCACAACGCAGCGCGGCGCTGCCGCAACTCTACAACCAGCGCAAGGTCGAGGAGCGCATCCTCGAGACGCTGAAGATCCCGAACGCCAAGGATCTGCTCAACCCGGCGTTGGAGCCGAAGGAGCAGAACGCGGTGAACGAGAACGTGGCCGCGACTATGGCCCGGCCGATCGTGGCGTTCCCCGAGCAGGACCACATCGCCCACCTCAAGACGCACCTTGCGTATCTGATGAACCCAGCGCTGGGCATGAACCCGCTCATTGCACCGACGTTCATCCCTGCGATCCTCAACCACCTCAAGGAGCACATCGCGCTCTGGTACGCTACCAGCGTATTCGACCTGGGCACCGAGGCGACCGGCACCGACATCGGCGACATGCTCAAAGAGATCCGCGACCCTGAAGCCAAGCGGGCGTTCGACGCCATGTTGGCCGAGGCGTCCCAGACCGTGGCAGCCGAGGCGGCCAACGTGTTCGCATCGCTGCCGCCTGTCATTGCGCAGGCGCAGCAGATCATGCAGCAGCTTGCACCGCAGCCTCCGATGGACCCGAACGTGCAGCTCGTACAGCAGCAGATGCAGATGCAGGCGCAGCGCGATCAGCAGCGTTCGGCAATCGACGCGCAGAAGCTCCAGCTCACGGCGCAGGACGCGCAGCAGAAGGCGCAGATGGATGCAGCCAAGCTTCAACTCGATGCGCAGGACGCACAGCAGAAGGCGCAGATGGACGCGGCTAAGCTTCAGCTCGACGCGCAGCAGATGCAGGCGCGCATGGCCTCTGACCAGCAGCGCCAAGAGGCTGAGACCCAGCGCAAGATGGCCGAGCTGCAAGTGCGCCAGGCAATGAACACGCAAGACAACCTGACGGCAATGGAGCTGGCACAGCTCGAAGTCGAGACAGGCGAACGCATCGCGGTGTCCACGGGCACCGGGATTAACCCGCAACCGTAAGGAGGCCGCAATGGCTAAGAGCGATAAACCTAAACCAAGCCAAGTCGCCCAGATGGGCGAAGGCGTAAAGCAGCATAAGCGGATGGCCATGGGCGAGATGCCCAAGGTCCCGTCGACGCCTAAGACGCCTGCGTGAGAATTGAGACCCTGCTACAGCGACTGGAGCAATCACAGGCAGACCTTGCCCGTGAGGCGCTGGCGCAGCCTCAATCCCGCGACACGTTCGAGTATGGACGGGTCGTGGGTATGTATTCCGGTCTGGAATTAGCCAAAACCGCGTTGATCGACATGGTGGCTGAGAAGGAGCGGAAGGAGTTCGACCTTTAACTTGCAGGAAGGAGCACCCATGCAAGACTATGTTTTGAATAAAGTAAATTTTGATTACGCCAATATCGATGAGGCCTTCCCGGCCGTCGATCCCGGCGTTCAACCTTTCGGCAGCCGCGTGCTTTGTCAGATCCGTCTGGCAAAGAGGAAGACGGCTGGCGGCATCATCTTGACCGGCGACACCAAGGACACTGAGACTTGGAACACGCAGGTTGCCAGGGTGGTGGCGGTTGGCGACTTGGCGTACAAGAACCGCAACACCCAAGAGGCTTGGCCTGAGGGTTCGTGGGCACTGCCAGGGGACTTTGTCCGCGTCCCTAAATACGGCGGCGATAAGTGGACAGTTAAGATCGATGATGATCAGGAGATCATCTTCGTAATCCTCAACGATCTGGATCTCATCGGCAAAGTCACGGGCGACCCGCTCGCGATGAAGGCCTTCGTGTGATCCATAAGGCTAACGAAAGGAGCCGGTCATGGCTGAAGTAAAACATGAAGACGACGAAGAGTTGGTAATCGTCGAGCCCGGCGCGGAGCCGGAAGCTCAGGAAGACGACGCTCCGGCTAACGAGCTGGACGATGATGATGACGACGCTGACGAGGACGAGCGCACTGGCGTCTCGGAAGATGACAGCGAAGACGAGATCGTCGACAAGAACAAGAAGGTCCGCGATCAGCGCACTAAGCGGCGGCAGCTTCAGAAGCAGGCTAAGGAGCGCTCGCAGCGTGAGCTCGAATACCTGCGTCAACAGAACTCGGCAATGGAGGCACGTCTGCGCGCCGTCGAGGGCAACACGCTCTCGCAGCAAGCCCAG